TCGTGAAACATCTTCACTTACTGAAACTATTACTGCTAACGTACAAAACGGAACTATATTCTACCAACAAGAAGTTGTGGTAGTTTTAAACAAATTAGCTGCAGCAACAAGAAACGAAATCTTGTTATTGGCTAAAAACAGATTAATGGCTATCGTTGAAGATATGAACGGAGCTTATTGGTTAATAGGTGCAAAAAATGGTTTAGATATTACTTCTGGTAATTCTGCTACTGGTACTGCATCTGGCGACAGAAATGGCTACTCTTTAACATTCCAAGCAATGGAAGCTGATCCAATGTGGTCTGTATCTGCTGCTACAATAGGAGCTATTACAAACTAAGGTTGTTCGTAGTTGTATATAAAAGAGGGGTGGTTTTTACCACTCCTTTTTGTATTTTTAGAGGTTTACCTATTTACATATAGAATGGTACTAAACGTTGACAATCCTACTAATTTTATCTTCACTCTAAATGAAAAAGAAACGAGTGCATGGGCTTATTGGTATTTTCAGTTTACTAATGTGGTTACGAAGCAAGTAATAACTGTAGTAAAATTGAGAAGCACCGATTTAAGTCCTTATCCTAATAGATACAATGAATTCCCTTATGCTTTTTTCAATGCCTTAACAATAGGGCAATGGAATTATTTAGTATTTGGCTCTAATTCTGCAGTAGCTACAACCGGTCAAGAGTTAGAAGTTGGTTTAGTAAGAGTAATTGACAATGATACAGTATTTACAACTAACGAAACATTAAATACATATGTAGTTTATGGATAATTTCAGTATATTAACATTTGCAGAAGCAAGACAACCGGACTATAAAGAGAAAAAGGGAATAGGTTATTATGAGTATGGTCATTTAAACGACTATCCAGAATACTTATTAGAGCTTTATAAGAAATCTGCAAAGCATCAAGCATTAATAAAAGGTAAGATAAATTATATCTGTGGCAATGGCTGGAAAGCTGGAGACGTTTACGGAGAGCTTTTTATTAAACACGCAAACCAAGTAGAAACACTTGAGGAAGTAACTAAAAAGATAGTAACTGATAATGAGCTTTTTGGTGGCTTTTATCTTCAAGTTATTTGGTCAATGAATGGAATGATCTCGGATATTTACCATGTAGATTATTCTAAAGTTAGAACTAACAAAGACAACACAGAGTTTTGGATTAAAGACAATTGGAAAGATAGACACGAAGAGGTTAAAGTATATCCGGCATTTAATCCCAACTTCCCTAAAGGAAGCCAAATCTTATTTGTAAAAGAATACAGAGCTGGTATTAGTATTTATCCTTTGCCATCTTATTTCGGTGGGTTGAATTATATTGAGAGTGATATTGAGGTAAGTAAGCACGTTTTAGGTAATGCACAAACTGGCTTTACTCCGAGCAAGTTAATTACTTTACCAAACGGAGAGCCTAATCCAGAAGAGAAAAGAATTATTGAGCGTAAGTTTGAGAATAAGTTTACCGGTAGTGATGGCAAGAAATTCCTTTTGTCATTTGTAAACGATAGTGGCAGAAAGCCAATCATAGATGATTTAGGTGCGAGTGATTTGACTAAAGAAGATTTTGGTCATGTAGATGAGTTGATTAGAACTAACATTTATGTAGCACATCAAATTACAACTCCGGCTTTATTTGGTATTGCAGAGCCTGGTAAGTTAGGAAGCAGACAAGAAATGCGTGATGGATATGAGATATTTAAAAACACTTATATCAATTATAAGCAAAGACAAATTGAGGCAGTTATTAATATGATAGGCAGCTACAGAGGTGTAAAAGAGCCGATGTATTTAATAGCAGTTGAGCCAATAGGTATTGAATTTGGAGAACAAACAATAGCTTCAGTAGCACCTAAAGAGTGGATATTAGATAAGTTAGGTATTGATATGAGTCAGTATCAAACACAACCTCAACAAATGAGTGACGAGTTTATATTTGAGGAGTTTGGCGAAGCTGCTTCTAACTTCCAAGTATTTAAAAAGAAAGCGAGATTTGATGAATATACAGATTATGAATTATTTGCAACTATAAACCAAGTTAAAGCTGATATACTTGACTTAATAAGCAAGGATAAAAGAATAACTCCGGAAGTAATTGCAGATACTTTAAAGATTGATATTGATGTTGTAAATAGAAACATTGAGGACTTAATTAAAAGTGGTAGTTTAGCTCAAGGAACGGAGAACGGAGTTTTAATACATGAATTAACTGCTCCTTTAAAGGACTTAACTAAAATAGAGCCAGAAACAAAATCTTTTATGATTAGATACTCTTATGAGTGGAAAGATATAGTACCGGCTGGAGAAAGAAATACTGCTGCACATCCAAGTAGAGAGTTTTGCAAACGATTAATGTCTTTAGATAAATTCTATTCAAGAAGTGATATTGAGCAAATTAGTGCAAGATTAGGTTATTCAGTATGGGACAGAAAAGGTGGTTGGTGGACTATGCCAAGTGGCGAACATTCTCCAAGCTGCCGACACGAATGGAAAAGCAATATCGTAATGCGTAAAAACAAATAAAAATGAGCAAGAACATACTTATAATTAGTCCTAATTCAATTAAAGAGCGTAGTGGTTTAGCCGGTAACGTAGATGAGAAACTACTTTACCCAGAAATCAAAGCGAGTCAAGATATGTATATACATCCGGCTCTTGGTACTGCTCTTTATAATCGCATTCTTACCGGTATTCAAGCTAATAACTTAACTCCTGGAGAGGTTACATTGATTAATGACTATATAGCAGACACTTTGGTTTATTATGTGTTAAGCGAATTGAGTGTAGAGTTAAATTATCAATTCTATACTAAAGGTGTGGTACAAAAAACTGGAGAGAATACAAATCAACCATCAATGCAAGATTTGTTAGATATTTCAGCAAGATACAAAACAAGAGCAGAGTTCTACAAAGAGAGATTAATCAATTATTTAAAATACCAAGCTTCAATAGGTAACTTACCTTTGTATATTAATCCAGGAAGCACGATAGAAACGATACTACCGGACAATGATGCTTATACAAGCTCTATATTTTTAGATGATTGTTGCTACGATAGAAAAAGAACGTTTGAAGAGAAATATCAAGGAAATATTTATAGAAACTGCAACGATTGCTAATGGCAAAAAATTATAACAACAAAAATGTTGAGAAGTTAAAAATCTTCTTGGCTAAAATTGAAAAAAATGACACTAAACCAAGTAATACAAACAATAAGCTCGTTAGGGGAAAGTCATAAGCAAGTCAAAACAGTTTTTTTCGGAGACACGTTTGACTTTTTAGAGCAAGGGGATAATAACTATCCGGCTATGTTTTTTAACATTGCTAATGGCTCTATAAGTGGCAATGTGATGACTTTTAATGTTGAGTTATTTACTTTGGATAAAACCTTACAAGATCAAACCAATGTAGAAGATGTAAAAAGCGACTGCATTCAAATAGGTGGGGATATACTTTCAGCTTTAAAATACAATCAAGAAGTTCGTTTAGGCGATGTATCTTTTGATGTGGTTGAGGAGCAAACTCCGGACTATTTAGGTGGGGCAAGATTTAGCTTTACTTTGGGTGTAGATTTTGTATATAACGAGTGTCAAATTCCTAATTAAACCTATTTAAAATAAAAAGAAATGACTTTATTAGAAAGAATAAGTGGTGCAAGTGGAAGTTATCTTGTATCTAATACATCTGCAAATGTTAGAGAATTTGAAGCGTTTGTAGTTAATACCGATTGCGTAGTTTCATCTTTACTTTTAGATGGATCAAATGCAGTTTCTTCTATGGGCTTGAGTGGTAAAACCTTAACTACTGGAATGATTATTTTTGCTCCAAGTGGGAAAGCGTTTACGTCTATTACTTTAACCTCTGGAACAGTAATTTTATATTAATGATTACTTTAGCATTATTCAGTCGTAGTGGAGTTAAAAAATCTGCTTACAATTTGTATGTAATTCCTTTTATGTCAAGGATTGCAGCTGATAGTGGTTTTTTTGAGGGGCAAGATTGCTTGGTTTCTAAATTAAATGATTTATTATGAGTTTATTAAACGATGCTTCACTTGTATTGATACCAAGTGGCTATAAAGAAGATAAGGTTTATTCTATAATTCCAAGTGATGGAAGTGGAGATTTAGATTTCGTAAGAGGAAGTGATGGCACTCGTATTAATAGTTTAGGTCAAGTTGAGAGAGTTTGTTGGAATTTAAATACTTATAGTGAAGATTTTGCAAATGCTGTTTGGGTTAAATATCAAGCGAGTGTTACTGGTAATGCAGCAACTGCTCCTAATGGCACAAACACTGCTGATTTTTTATATGATAATTCAGCAAATGATGCTCATATTGCCTATCAAATTTTACCTTTACAAAAAGGAATAAATACTATATCAGTTTATGCTAAAGCGAATACATTAAGTCATATTAATTTGCAGTTTTATGATGGAACTGCTGGATATCAATCTAACGTATTTAATTTAGCTAATGGAACAACTTCCGGAGCTAATCAATCAATTGAAAATGTTGGCAATGGTTGGTATAGATGTAGTTTTTCTTATGATTTGCCTACAAGTGCAAATACTTATTGCTATGTATTTTTAAATAATGGAAGTACTACTGGATATATTGGAACTGGTAAAGGTGTTTATATTTGGGGTTATCAAGCAAATTACGGAGCTTTAAAACCATACTTCCCTACTACAGACAGATTAAACGTACCGAGATTAACTTATGAAAATGGTTGTCCGAGTTTATTATTAGAGAAGCAGAGTACGAATTTAGCTACATATAGTGAGGAGCTAAATAATGCAGCTTGGACTGGATTTAATTCTACTGTAACGGCTAATACAACTATTTCTCCAGATGGTACTCAAAATGCAGATACAGTTGTTTTTGGCTCAAGTGGTTATTTGTATCAAGAAGTAAGTATATCATCTTGGTCAAGTGTTACAATTTCTATATTTAGTAAAACAAATTCGCAATGTATTACTTTTGGTGGAGCAACGCCATCTGGTACAGATACATTTACAACAATTGCATATGCGAATGGTTGGTATCGTCAAATTTTAACTCGTGTTTTTACTTCCTCTGCAACTGGTATAGTACAATTTTTACCTTTTGGCAATAATACAACTCTTTATCTTTGGGGAGCTCAAATAGAGCAAAGCTCTTACCCTACTTCATATATCCATACTACTTCTACTTCTGTAACAAGATTAGCTGACTCTTGTTATAAAACTGGGATAAGTAGTTTAATTGGGCAATCCGAAGGTAGTATTTTTGTTGAGTGTATTGTAAAAGGGGATAGAGGTTTAGCAACTAATATTTTTAGTAATGAATTATATGCAGCAAATACTATTTCAACAACTACAATAAATTTTTCTGCTGGTATTTTAGGGGTTAAAACATTTTTTGGTAATGGTGGTTATGGAGGTGTAATTATAGAGGGTAGCAATTTTTCTGTAGGTCAAAGATTAAAAATTGGATATAGATACAAATCTGGAGATTTTGCTTTATATATAAACGGAGTACAAATAGGTACAGATAGTACTACTATGACTTTCAATGGTACTAAAACAGAAATTAGATTAGGAGAGCCAACTACATATTATGGATATGGAGAGGCTATAAGTGTCGGACAATGCTTATTGTTTGAAAGAGGATTAACAAATACAGAATTAGCTCAACTAACAACATTATAATATGGTATTCGCAAAATATGAATTTACCCAAGCTCAATGGGATAAAATAAAAACAAAAATACAAGCTACTTCTACAGATTTAGAGGGTAACGGAACTACCTACTTTACTGAAAACGTAGTAGAGTTAGGACAATTGGTTTTAACTCCGGCAGTTATTGAAGATATGCAAGTAATTGAAGAGGCTATCTTGTCGGATAAATACTCTGTAGATATACTTTGGAAAGAAGAGCCATTAACAGATTTTAATCAATATGAAATATACCCAGACCCGTGTGGAGTGCATACTTTCGCTGGATTAGAGGGTTTATATGCAGAAAGATATTATACTAAATACCCAGAAAAAAGACCTTTAAATGATATTGGAGAACGAGCACCACAACAATAATTTGCTTCTTGCATCTTCATTGTTTTTAAACATAGCTGCAAACTTAACGAAAAGTGATATTACATTCATACTCGGAGTGATAGTTTCTTTATTGGCTATTGCTAACTATATAATTCAAATAAGAAAGAATTTAAAAAATGCTAAAAGATAAAGATGGCAAATGGTCGCTTAAAAGAGTATTGGCACTTGTTGGAAGTTTATGCTTGTTCGGTAAGTTGTTTTCTCATGAGAGTTCTGCCATTATAGATGCTTGTTTAATGATAGTGCTCATCGGAATAGGTGGCTCGGTCGCTGAAAAGTTTAAAAAAGATTAAATGAAATATATACTACTACTAACAATCATTTTATCCTCATGCTTAACTGAAAAAAAATCGGTTAAGCAGTTGGCTTTAATTCAAAATAAATTCCCTACTCTAATAGCTCAAAATTGTGCTGATAAATTCCCTATTAAAGAGAGCGTAGAAATAAGAGAAGTTGTAACTTACGATACTATCAAAAGTGTAGATACCTTAATCAAAGATAGTATAATCAATAACGAGGTTATTCGCTTCGTTTATCTTCCAGGTAAGACAATAACTAAAACAATCAAAAAGGATAGCATTATAAGGCTTGAAAATACTGCTAAACTATTTGTATTGGAAAGTAAATTAAAGGCTTCTAATGAGGCTCTAATTGTCGCTAATGACAAACTAAAGACACTAAAGAAATTATTGATTGCAATATTTTGGATTTCGGTTGTATTGGTAGTTCTTAAAAAAATTCTATGGTAATATCTAACAAATTAAAAGAGTTAGTTAAGCATTTTGAGGGTTGTAAATTGACTTCGTATGTATGTTCAGCTGGACACAATACTATTGGATATGGAAATACTTTTTATGAGAACGGAGTAAAGGTAAAGCCAGGAGATAAAATTACTCAACAAAGAGCAGAGGAGTTATTAGATGTTATCTTGATTAAATTTGTTCAGCAAACTAATGAGCTTATAAAATCAAATGTAAATCAAAATCAAAGAGATGCACTTACGGACTTTGCATATAATTGTGGAGTAGGTAATTTAAGAAGCTCAACATTGCTTAAGTTGGTTAATGCCAATCCAAACGATCCAGAAATAAGAACACAATTTATGCGTTGGAATAAAGGTGGTGGGAAGGTATTAAACGGACTTACACGAAGAAGAGAAGCCGAAGCTAACTTATACTTTTCATAACTAAATACAACTACGATGACAAAAAAACAAATCATTATTGAATTAAGGCAAGAGTTCCCAAATACTCCGGTTAGGCAATTCGCAAGGATAGTTTATAATAAAAATAAACATCTATTCAATGACTTGGCAAGTTGCTATAGTCAATGCAATAAGGCACTCGGTAAAGGTGGCGAAGCTACAAGAAAGAACAATAAAAATGCCGAGCCTTTAAATCCAGAAAATCCATACCAATTCCCTAAAAGCGAAGCAGTAGAGAATATACCTATTAAACTTCCTTTGGCTAATAACAATATTCTTGTTATATCCGATATTCATGTTCCTTACCATGATATCCAGGCTTTAACTTGTGCTTTCAATTATGGAAGAGATAAGAAAGTTAATACCATTGTAATAAATGGGGACTTAATTGACTTCTATCAAATTAGTCGCTTCCTTAAAGATCCAAGAAAAAAGAGCTTGGCTTATGAGATTGACGTTTGTAAAAACTTCTTACAAGTATTAAGAGCTACATTCCCTACTCAAGATATATATTGGATGCTTGGCAACCATGACGTTCGCTTCAACCATTGGATGATGGCTAAAGCCCCAGAATTATTGGATATAGCTAATGCTTCATTGGAGTCAATACTTGGCTTAAACGAGCTTAAAATACGCTTAATTGAGGACACTAAATTGGTTAAAGCTGGTAAGTTGTTTATTCATCATGGACACTTATTAATGAGAGGTGCTTTCAGTCCGGTAAATGCTGCTCGTGGAGCTTATGTAAAGGCAAAACAAAGTATCTTAATTGGGCACGTTCACAAAGTTAGCGAACATACAGAAACTAATTTAAGTGGGGATATTACTACAACTTGGAGTACCGGCTGCTTATGTGAGTTAAACCCAGATTATGTGCCATTTGCTAACAATTACGCTCATGGGTTTGCTCATGTTATTGTAGATAAAGAGGGCAATTTTAAAGTAGAAAATAAAAGAATATTCAAAGGCGAAATACTTTAGTCATGGCTGAAGAATTAGAGGATCAAATCAACGAAGAAGAGGAAGTACAATGGGTAGTTGATGAAACTACTGCTTCCGAGTATATCAATACTTTCTGTTATGCACTAACAACAATGGAAAGTTACAATGTTATGACTAAAGAAGATAGAGAAGTTATAGATAATATTAAAGCTAAATCATTAAGAATTGTAGAAAAGTTCGTAAATGAAACATATTTTGAGCTTTTTGATGACTAAATAAGTTATTAAAAATCAATAAGTTATAAAAACTTTAAAAAATAATTGACAAAATTTGTTAATTATTGAAATATTTGTTTTATCTTTGTTCTATCAAAGCAATGGTGCTGCGATTAAAAAAACAACTATGAACAAATTAACTATCCTTTCAACATTCCTTTCAGTAGGTTTAATTCAAAACGATTATGTATTGTATGGTTGCACTTTAGTTTGTGTTACTATTTTAGCATCATTATTCATTAACGCTTATAAAAACGAGGACAATGGATAATTTAACTAACTGGCTTGTAGAAACTAAACCAACTAATAAATATTTAGCTTGGTTGTTATTAACTCTTTTAAGAGATACAGACACTATCAATCCGATTCATAAAAAGTGGGTTTATAAAACTGCAATAGGTTATTTAAGATTGCCTAATAAACCTTACTCGGATAGAAACCATGATTGGTATCAAGATTGTATTAAATTAATAAACGCTTATCGTAAATCTTTAAATAAATAAATTATGTCAAAAAGAGGAAGAAAACCACAAGATAAAGAAGTAGTCCAAGAGCTTTTTAATTTAAAATTCCCTTTAGTAAAAGAATTAATGGAGCTTGGATATCCCAGATATATTGCTTGTAAAAAATTGGGAATTTGTAGGCATTGGTTATATAATAATTCCAACAATGAACAAAGAAGAATACTTGATGAAATATCTTTTAGTTTTTCAAATGGGCAATACCAAAAAGATTTATAAATATTTAAACAACAACTATGTACACTAAAGAACAACTACACAAAGATTTATTAAAAGATTTAAGAGCTCATGACTATTCTTATATGTATAGCGAGTCGGAAGAGGTATGGTTAAAAGCAAAGCAAACAAGATTTGATATTCAATTCCGCATTCTTAACTTAGTTATAATGCACAACTATAACAGAGAGCACTTGCTTAACGAATGCTTGGGCTTATTTACTCCTCAATATTTAGAGGGGTTAGCACATAGAGAAATCAATAAATTTTTTAACATTTTAAACCAATAACTATGCAACAAATTACCTACAAAGGCTTCCCAGTAACTTTTAGTGCTTACTATCAGCCGGAAGAAAAACAAACACTTGAGCATCCAGGTATTCAAGCTCATTATATTATTGAGGAATTAGCTATATTCGGTATTGATCCTTACGAATTATTAGGGGATAGAAGATACAACTTGCTTATAGCTGAAATTAATGACCTTTTAATGAATGACAATGGATAGAAGATTATCAAGATTAGAGGAAATAGCTACAATATTTGAAGCATCTCTAAAATCGGAAGAAATAGACAATATGCTACATGATTTTTATGTAGATTTAAAACTAAAATGTAAACAAGAAAATATAAAACTATCCATTTATTATGCAGACAACACCGAAGGAGTTAAAATTGAAGAATCACGAATTATTGAAATTGAAAGCTCAAATTAAAGAATTAAGAAACAATCTAAAGGCTAACAAGGACCAGGTTATAAAAACTGCAATCATGGGAGTTTGTAAGGACTATAAAATAAGCTACGAAGATATGATGAGTGGCAGCAGAAGAAGAACAGTAGTTTTGCCGAGAATGGTTTTAATGTATAAACTATATCAAACCGGCTTTACAATGACCGAAGTAGGTGCTATATTCAACCGAGATCATACAACTGTTTTGAATGCTATTAGGAAGATTGAAGCACAAAAAGATTTGTACGATGATATTATTTTATAAACAAATTTTGTTAATTCAAAAACTTTACTTATTTTTGTAAAACTTCTGGCAGGAGTTATAAAAGCCAACTACAACTATGAACAAATTATCAAAAATTCAGTTTGAACTGAAAGCCCCAAAAAACCAATTTAATAATTTTGGTAATTACAAGTACAGAAACTGCGAGGATATTCTTGAAGCAGTTAAGCCATTATTAGCTAAGCATGAATGTACTTTAACTTTGTCCGATGAAATAAAAGAAATTGGTGGTATTATTTATGTAGAAGCTGAAGCACTATTAATTGATTTAGAAACTTCATCTTCATATAAAGTAACTGCATGTGCCGGTATTGATCCTAATAAAAGAGGAATGGATATTGCACAAAGTTTCGGAGCATCATCTTCTTACGCTCGTAAATATGCCTTAAATGGTTTATTCCTTATTGATGACACTAAAGATGCAGATGCTACTAATACTCATGGTAAAGATGAGCCAGTAGGTATTGATGCTGAATTAGTTAATAAACTTTCTAAATGTAAGGATATTACAGAATTGCAAATGCTATACTCTACAAAAGAAGATTGGAGTAATGCAGAAAAAACTTTATTTACTAATCGCAAAAAATCTTTAAAATAATGTTTGAACAAGACAATTGGATGAACAGTAGGCTTGGGAAGTTTACTGCTTCCGAAATAGGAAACTTACTTACTGAAAGTAAAAAGAAAGATGAGGTATTTGGTGCAACTGCTAAAACCTACATTCATAGAAAAATACACGAGATATTAAGTGGCGAAGTAAAATCTTTAGGCTCACTACCGAGCTTGGAATGGGGCAAATCTTTAGAGAACGAAGCTATATTAGTTTATGAAGCTCAAACCGGTTATAAAGTAGAAAACTTGGGTGGTGCTAATCCTAAATTCTTTGAATTTGGAGAAAGAGCCGGAGGAAGTCCAGATGGATTGATTGAAAGCGATAAAGGTCAAGGGGTATTAGAGGTTAAATGTCCATATACCGGAGAAACTATGATTGACTACCTATTATTTAATACCGGAGCTGATTTACTTGCTTATAATAAGAACTACTATGCTCAAGTACAGTTTAACATGGTATGCACTAACACGAATTGGGCGAATTGGGTGGCTTACGATCCGAGAATAAATATGCTTAAGATAGTGCATATTGATAGAGATAATGATTTCTGCGAGAAGCTAATTGAAAAGGTAGAACTTGCTACAATCTATGTAAATAACATTTTAAATGTAATCAATGGGTAACTATAAAATAACTCCTCCGGTCGGCACTTTGCACGTTTACGTTGATGGTAGATTAGTCAAAAGCAAAGTACATAATACAAGATACAATCGCGAATGCTATGCAACTGGCATGATTGTTAAATATACAGATAGCATTATTGATTTTGTTTTTAACGATGGCATAAGAGAAATACATATGTTTACTTATGATCCTAAAGCAGCCATAATAAAACGAGTACACGAAATACCAAGCTATTTTAAAGATGGCATTGAATATTTTGATGACGCTAAATTCTGCCAATGGTATAATCTTGGAGATGCAATTCCTAATAAATTAATTTTACAACCAGCTTCACTTTCACTAAAATAAATAAATATGACACAAGAAATTAAAAAATGGATTACATCTTTATTATTAAAATGGGCATTTAATATTTGCCCAGAAGGGAAATTTAAAACTAAATTTGCTTTGTTTATTCAAAATGATATTATGAACCTTTAAAAACAAATGAACTATGACACACTATGAAATCTCCGTAGCTAAAAAAGTAGCTAAATTTATCAAGTCAAATAAAAAGATTACTAACAATGATTTGAGAGCCTTAATGATGCAAGAGCACTCTATTCACTTGAGCCAAATCCAAATGCGTAAAATTATAAACTATCTTCGTACAGAGGGGATAGTTAAAAACTTGGCAGCAGATTGGGAAGGATATTGGATAGAGAAAGACCAGCTTAAAGTAATGAAGTATATTAAATCTTTAGAATTGAGAGCAAAGTCAATAATGCAAGTAGCAACTAAAATGAGAAAAGCACTGTGAAATATCAACTCTTAAAGGATATAAAAAGCAATAGAATGGTAGATAAAAAGGTTTTTAAGGTATATGGTGCTAAAAATGAGATAGTAGAATTAATAGCTGAACATGGAGAAGTTTATATCGTTCAAGGTAAAAAAGAAAGATTTTCTGTAAAAAAAGAATTTTTAAAGGAAATTTAGTTATATTTGCTTGTTCATAGTTGATTTACCGGTAGTGTAAAAGCTGCCGGTAATTTCTAAAGAACTAATAATTATATAAAAGGGAATATTTAAAAGTAAGGAGTTAAATATTTTCTATTAGGTTTTATAAACCAGCCCTTGTATTCCTTACTACAAGGGTTTTTTATTTTATGAAAAAAGATGCATTTTACTTCCCACATTTTGCTAACGCAAGACACGATAGGAAGATTAAACGAGTAACAAAAGAACTTGGAATAGAGGGTTATGGTATCTATTTTATGCTTCTTGAGGTATTAAGAGAGCAACAAGATTTTAGATATCCTATTTCGGATATTGACCTACTTGCTGATGAATTTGGAACTTCACTTGCTAAAGTTGAGGTAGTACTTAAAAAGTATGATTTATTTCAATTAGATGAGTGCAATAACTTCTTTTCTATTAAGCAAGTATTTTATTTACAACCTTATTTAGAGAAGTCAAATAATGCACGATTAGCTGCTCAAAAGAGATGGCAAGGAGTTAAAGATGCAAATGCAGATGCAAATGCATTGCAAGAGCATTGCCTTGGTAATGCAAGTAAAGTAAAGGAAAGTAAACTAAAGGAAACTAAAGAAAAGAAAAGTAAAATAGAATTTGCAGATAAATCTGCTAACTATGATTTAATGGTAGAAGTTTATTTTAATTTCTATGAAAGTTTATTTAACTTTAAACCAACATTCCAGGCAATAGATGGCAAGATGATAAAAGAGATTGAGGCTAAAATTATAAATATCTGCAATCAAAAATCGCTTGTTATTACTGAAAAATTAGTGGTTGGCAGCTTTACAAAAGTTTTAGATTATGCTTCAAAAGACAAATGGTTAAAAGAAAACTTTTTACTTAAAAATATAAATTCACAATTCAACAAAATTATCAACTATGGAACAAAACAAGAAGGACAAAGAATTGAGCTTGACGAAGAAACCGCAAAGTATTTCGGTTAATCATGCACCAGCTGACTTTAGTCATACAAAAACTTTAGTCCAATTATCAAAAGAATTAGGAGTAGAAAAGATTTATTCCGGAGTAGCTGCTCAATTAAGCAACTTTTTAAACTACATAGGTTGCGAATGGAATAATGCTCAAAAGCAAGATGTTGTTGAGCTTATTTGCAATAACTATGCTAATTTAACTGCAGAGCAATGGAAGCTATTTTATGTTAAGGCTAAAACCGGTACTTTTGGAGATATATACGGAAAATTAAGTCCAATTGCATTTATGAAATGGGTTAATACTTATGCAGCCGAGTGCGATTATGCAAACGAGCAGTTTAAGATACAAAAGGATAGACAAATAAATGAAGTAAGCGAAGAGATACCGGTTATAGACGGTTATTTTGATAAGCTAATAGAATGTATAAACCAAGTAGCAAACAAGCCAGAAACAGACAATAAAACGCAAAGAATAGCAGAAAAACGAGCTGAATGGGAAAAAACTTTTTCTAATTACTTTAAAAAATAAAAATCAACTATGAAACAAACAAATTTATTCGGTGCTGAATTTGCACCTAAAGAAGAAGAACAAAAGTACTCTTCTAAAATTGAAGCTCCTATTTATGAGCCAAAGAATTTAAAACCACATATTTTTGAACTTGTAGATAAGTCAAAAACTCAAAGGTTAATTAGAGAAATAGATGCTTCTAATTTACCTATTGATGAAAAGTTATTTTTAATTGATGCGGCAAAAAGGCATCTTGTATTTAATTATGAGAAAATAGCTGACTATTATGCACATTCAAGCAAAGAAATGCAACATTTCATGGAGCGATCTGCACTCGTAATAATAGATTTTGATAAAGCGATACAGTATGGCTATGTTAAACTATGTGATGAAATTAAAAAACAATTTCTTGAGGAATATGGAGAATAATTTTGCAGTGTTTATACTAACACATGGGAGGCCAGATAATGTAAAAACATTTAATACATTAAAAAAATGTGGTTATACTGGTAAGATTTATTTTATTGTAGACAATGAAGATAAATCTATTGAAAAATATATATCTAATTTTGGAGAAGATAATGTTAAGGTATTTGATAAAAAAGAAATGGCTGATAGTATTGATGAGGGTAATAACTTTGATAATAGAAAGGTTATTATTCATGCAAGAAATGCTTGTTTTAAAATAGCTAAAGAATTAGATATTAAATATTTTATACAATTTGATGATGACTATACTTCTTTTGATTATAGATTATATATTAATGATGCAGCTAAAGTAGTCCCTATTAAGAATTTTGATAATTATATTGTAAAAATGATAGAGTATTATAAAAGTTCTAATTTTAAATCAATAGCTTTAGCTCAAGGCGGTGATTTTATAGGTGGTTTAGACAATGGAAAAGGATTATATAGATTTAGTAAAAGAAAATGTATGAATTCTTTTTTATGCTCTACAGATAGAGAATTTCAATTTGTAGGATCTATAAATGAAGATGTTAATACTTATACTTCATACGGTAGTAAAGGTTATTTATTCTTAACTATTCCTTTTGTTTCACTTACTCAAACTGCAACTCAAAGTAATAAAGGTGGAATGACTGATGAATATGCCTTAACTGGAACTTATGTAAAATCTTTTCATTCTGTATTAATGCACCCGTCTGGAGTTAAAGTTTCTATGATGAATAGCAACCACCCAAGACTGCATCATCAAATTAAATGGATAAATACAGTTCCTTGCATTTTAGATGATAAATATAAAAAATAATGAGTGAGCATAAACTTCAAGTAAATTGTATAAATTGGTTTAAACTTCAATATCCGAGAGAGCTTATATATAGTATCCCGAACGGAGGTTTTCGCCATTTTAGTACTGCTAAACGATTAAAAGCAGAGGGAGTAGTAAGTGGAATTCCAGATTTATTTATTCCTACTCCAATGGGCGAATATCATGGACTTTATATTGAAATGAAATACGGATATAATAAACCAAGCGAAGCTCAAAAGAAAATAATGGCTTATCTAACTAATAAAGGCTACTTGTGTGCGGTATGCTGGAGTTTAGATGAATTTATGCAAACTATTAACAATTATTATAAATTGTGAATAAAAAACCTAATAAAATAATTTAAATTAACAAAAATTCTTAATTTTACACTATGGCAGCGAAAACAACAGATGCTTTTTACTTTGCAAAGGCTTTACTTTATGCTAAATTGAGTAGAGATTACTTTGATTTTATAATTACAGAAACCGGAGCAACTTACGGAGCTAAACAAACTTTAAAAGGTTATACCGGTAGATTGGATTGGATTAATAGAGATTTGCTTATGAAAATAACTCATGAAGATTTTAAAAAAATGTATGAGATTGATTTAGCAAATGCCGGAGCTATTGATAGTATGGCTAACAACTATGTAATTCTAAACGAAGAGAACAGAGCAAAACTTGAGGAATATTCCGAACAACTAATAAAAGAACAAAAAAATGTCAGCACTAATTAATTTCAGCCTAAAACAAGAAGATGGTACTTATAAGTACTATACTGCATCAATTAATGATGAATTAGATAAATATGGCAATAATGTTGCTATAAGTTTACAACAAACAAAAGAGCAAAGAGAAGCTAAAGAAAAAAGGGTTTATGTGGGCAATGGCAAGGTAGCTTGGACAAATGGCAAAATAGAGGTTGCAACTAAAAAAGAAGATTTACCTTTCTAATGAATAAGCAAGAACAACTACAATTTGCAAGAGATATATTCAAGGATATATTAGACCTTTTAGAAAGCAAAGGCGATGACTATGCAAATGAAGATAGATTAAGCAATTTTAAGGAAACTGGAATGTTATGTGGTACTACTGCATTCCAGGTTTGTCTTAATCAAATAGGAATTAAAATATCAAGAATTGTCAATTTAATTGGCAAAGAGGCAAGAAACGAGAGTATGAGAGATAGCTTACAAGACCTTATAACATATTCTTTAATTTTGTCAATGATCCACGAAGATGAGGCAGCAGATAATAACTGACCTTTATAATTCAAGAGAATTAAAAGACGTAATCTCTAAAATGCAGCCGGAGCATTTACGAGATGAATTGCTATCCGAAGTAATGTTAGTAGTATGTAATCTTCCAGAAGAGAGATTATTCCAAATGAATAATGATGGGTATCTCAAATTCTACGTTATTCGCACCATTTTAAACATGATTAAGTCCAATGACAGTACATTCCATAATAAATTTAGAAAAGTTTATGAGGAAGTACCTAATATAGTAGAAACTCCAAGTGATTTTGAGATAATGGAGGCAAAGTTTGAAAAGGTGGAGGAATTTCACGATAAACTACCATTCTACGAGAACAACCTACTTAAATACTATTTAAAATATAATTGCAAGGCTAAAAAGTTAAGCAACGATACCGGCATACCGGTACGAAGTATTTATGAAACTATCTCTAAAATCAAAAGAAAAGCTAAAATGAGCGACTTATTTAACGAGAAAATCAAATTCACTATTGAGTGTGAAATAGATGTTCCTAAAGAATGGGATATTGACCAAATACTTGATGAGCTGGATAAGGTATTTAAAAAGGTGCAAGAAAATAAAGAAAATAAATTTACCCCTATATGCTACAAAATATCATAGCAACTTTGATTGTAATGGTAGTATGGTTTGAAATCTACCAAGTCCCAAGCTGGAATAAGTATTTAAAAAAGAAGCCATTTGGTTGCGAATATTGTCTGCCGGTGTATGCTTATTTAATAATTTCACTTTTGCCTATTTATATTAAAGAGATTATTATAGGTGCATTCCTTTCAGTAATCTTATTTCAATTAATCATAAAATTTATAAGAAAATGACACAAGAAGAATTAGATTTTTTATTTGTTACCCAATTAGATAACTCAATCAGTATTCAGTATGAAGTATTGAGAAACCTAACTCAACCAGTATTTGAGCAGTATAAAGCAATCCATAATAAGTATATCTATGAAAGCAATGATAGAAACAACTGTGGAAGCTGCGTTTTTGAACTTGTAAACCGAGTATATAAATATGCAAATAAATATAAAGAAAGCCTTAAAGTCGCTCAACAACCGAGTGAAGCACATAATCAAGACAGTGCGAATGGTAAGAAATCTAAAAAGAAAATAGAGAGTGAAAAATAGTAGATTTGCAAAATATTTAAAAAAGTATAAAAACTCAATTTGTCCAATAAAATATTATATGGATAAAAAAGGAGATTTTTATATAGAATTTAAAGAAAAAGATATTAAGCAATTATTTGATAAATATAAGATTTATGCCAATATATAAATGTTCAAATGGTAAATACCGAATAGGTAACGGATCTTGTATTTATGACACGAAAGGTAAAGCGGAAAAGGTATATCGTGCAATCTTGGCTCAAGGAGAATTTGCAACTAAAATAGTAAGTTTTGATTTTGATGATACTTTAAGTACTGCTAAAGGTCAAGAGAAAGCAAAGCAATTATTAGCAGAGAATTACCGAGTGTTAATTATTACTGCAAGACAAAGTAAGGATAGTAAAGAAGTTTATGATGTGGCTGATAAGTTAGGTATAAGAAGAAGTGATATTTACTTTACAAACGGAAAAAACAAGTGGGAAACAGTTAAAAGATTAGGTGTTGCAATCCATTACGATAACAACCAGGAGCAAGTAGATTTAATAAACAAAATGACTAAAACAGAGGGTAAACTATTCAAATGATAAAATTATCAAGTTTAAAGCTCAATCCAGAAAATCCAAGAGTAGTAAGAAACGAGAATTTTAAGAAATTGGTTGAAAGCATAAGGACATTCCCTAAAATGCTTGAGTTAAGACCTATAATTGTAGATGAAAATAACATAATAGTAGGTGGTAATCAAAGATATAGAGCTTTACTTGACTTAAATTACAAAGAAATAGAGGACGCTTGGGTTAAGAAAGCTACTGATTTTAATGCTAAAGAGCTAAAGGAGTTCTTAATTAGAGATAATATCAATGCTGGAGAGTGGGATTATGAGCAGTTAGCGAATGAATGGGACGCTATAGAGCTTCAAAATTGGGGACTTGATGTGCCTATTTGGAATGAAGATAAGGAAGAAGATAATACAAAAGGAACTGGAACTATCTGCCCATCTTGTGGAGTGGAATTTTAATATGCAAAAACATACAAAACTATACCTTGATTACTTCGGATATGATACCGGATCATTCATACCTTGTGAAGTATGTGGCACAAAGGCTACTGATATTCACCATATTGATTGTAGGGGTATGGGTGGCACGAAAAAGGAAGATACCATAGAGAATTTACAAGCATTATGTAGAATTTGCCACATTCGCTACGGAGATAAAAAGAATTATAAGGACTTCTTAAAAGAAACACATAAAAAAGTAATAGAATATCATAAATAACTATGGAACAAACACCAGTAGAATTCTTACATTCATTCATGGAGCAAAATAGATACTTCATAGGTAATGATTTACTAATAGCATTCATAAAGGCTCAACAAATACATGAGCATCAAGTTAAAACTGCATACATTGAGAGTAATAGCTACCAATCTGCAGAGCAATACTTTAACGAAAAGTTTAATAGATAATTTAGAAACAAATAAGAGAAATGGCTAACGAACAGAATTTAAGACCAGCTAAAAAAGGAGAGGTAAGAAATCCTAATGGCAGACCGAGAAAGTTTGTATCGGCTTTAAAAGAGCAAGGGTACAAAATGAGCGAGGTAAACGATGCTATCCAGGTGCTTATGTCTATGACTCTTGAAGAGTTAGCAGATACCTTTAAAAATCCAAATGCAACGATATTAGAAAAGACAGTAGCAAATGCTTTAAAGAAATCACTTGAGAAAGGCAGCTTATATTCTTTAGATACTTTAATGAGTAGGGTATATGGCAAACCTAAAGAAACTGTAAGCCAAGAGGTAACTATTAATACTGTCAATGTTAAGGTAGTAGAAAGTGCAGTACCTTTAGCAAGTAGCGAAAATGAAATTAAATAAACTATGGAAAACCTTATAATCGTGAGTTTAATGATGAATGTATTTTCTTTTTATGCAATTTACCTCCTTAAAAAAGAAGTTGATAAATTAAAACATTAAAAACAAAATATGGACAAGAAACAACGAGTTATTAAAGATGATATAGACAAAGTTAATACCTATCTAAATGAGGGTTGGTATATTGTCAGCATACACACAACAAATACTACAACGATATTCTTACTTGAAAAGGATTTGACCTTAAAATAATGTTCACTACCGGAGTACTTTATAAAGCCAATTTAGATGCCAAAGAGGATATTATAGTTAATCAAGGGGGGACTTCTTCTGGTAAAACCTACTCTATTCTCCAGGTGCTATTTACTTTTGCAGTAAGTCAGCCTAATTTGGTTATAACTGTAGCCGGTCAAGATATACCTAACTTAAAAGCTGGTGCGTTAAGAGATGCTATCACTATTTGGAGCTCAAGCGAGGAATTAAAGCAATTAGTCAAGGAATATAACAAGTCGGATAGGATATTTACCTTTCAATCTGGAAGTATAATAGAGTTTAAGAGCTATGATGATGCTCAAGATGCCAAGAATGGTAAAAGGGACTACTTATTTATCAATGAGGCTAATGGGGTGCGTTATGATGTATTTAACGAGCTTTACATGCGTACTAAAGTCAAAACCTATATTGACTACAATCCAAATGAGGCTTTTTGGGTGCATGAGAAGCTATTAGGACAGCCAAATGTTAAATTAATTATATCCGACTACAGACACAATCCATTTATAGACAAGAAGTTAGTTGAAAAAATTGAAAATCTTAAGGAAGTTGATCTTGAATTGTGGAAAGTATATGCCAGAGGAATGACTGGCAAGATAGAGGGGTTAGTATTTAGAAACTATACAAGATGTGCAAATATACCAAGTGAGGCTCAACTTATAGGTTATGGCTTGGACTTTGGGTTTACAAACGATCCAAGTGCGTGTGTTGGTGTTTGGAGGTATAATGGAGAGCTTTATATTAAGGAGTTTGTCTATGAAAGACAATTGACAAATCCAATGTTAGCTGATAAGTTAAAAGAGCAAGGCATTACTTCGGTTATAGCAGATAGTTCCGAGCCTAAATCTATTCAAGAGTTATTTAATTGTGGTATCAATGCAAGTGGGGTTAAGAAAGGAGCTGACTCGGTAAGGGCTGGTTTAAACCTACTCAAAGGCTATAAAATGAATATTACAAACGATAGTACTAATCTTTTAAGAGAGTTAGCAAGTTACAAGTGGAAGCAAAAGAATGGCGAAATGCTGAATGAAGTTATAGGAATGAATGACCACGCAATTGATGCTTTAAGATATGTGGCACTTACTTACCTACAAGGTGGGTTTGGGCAATACTCCTTTTCGTAAGGTACTTTCTATTTTTTACCTATTTAAAATAAACTACAACAATTAATTTATGAGCAAAATGGATTGGCACTCCGTGTCCGTATATCAGTTTCAACAATTGGAACAACTTAAAACAGATGATAATTTTGAGGCTATCGTTAAGGTAGTAGCAATTCTATATAACTTGACTGAAAAGCAAGTAGATGCTATGCCCATGAACGAATTTAACAAAAAGTGCAAGGAGATTGAATTTATCTATAAAGAGCAATTACCGAGCAAAACTTGTAAATATATCAAAGCAAATGGCAATGTTTATCGTTTTATTCCAGATATAAGAGAAATAAGAGTAGGTGGGACTGGTAGATATATAACAACTAAATACTTTCAAAGGGACGTAGTACAGAACTTGCATAGGATTGCAGCTTCAATGGTAATGCCACAAAAGAAAAGCTGGTTTGGATATAGGGATTTAAAATACCAAGACCAAGACCACGATATATATGCAGATGATTTATTGAGTGCATCAATCGTAGAGGTTTACGGAATGGTTGTTTTTTTTTGCAAAGTATATCTAAACTGGATGGACAATTCAAAGGACTATTTGGAGAGCCTATTGAAAGCAGCGAAGATGAGCCAATCCGAGTCCGAGAAAGTGGTAAACGATTTATGGACACTTATGGCTGGATCTATCAAGCAGCAATTGTTGCCGAACACGAAAGAGTAAAATTGGATGAGGTATACGATATGCCGGTACTTCAATTCTTAAATAATTTAGCATATTTGAAAGCGAAACAAGATTACGAGCAACAACAGATTAAAAATTTAAAATAAATGGCTTCAATATATTCATTTGGCGAAAGTAAAAAGGACTTCCTCACAACCGGTAAAATGGATGAGGTAGATACTTTATTAGCTACTTATGCCCAAATATTTATTGAGTCAGCACAAAGAAACTTAAGAAGCCAAAAAAAGATAGTAACTGGGGAGCTTATGAATATGACTTTTGATGTCAAATTTATGGGCAAAGGATATGAGCTTACATTGGGATATCCTAAAGACAGTAAAGCTGCAGAATATTGGGACTATGTGAATAAGGGTGTTGCTGGATATGGTAAGCAAATAAGTGGGAGTCCTTATAATTTTAAAAGCCCATTTGCAAATAAGAAAATGGCTGGGGCTATTCTTATGTGGATTAGGAGAAATTCAATTAGACCAACTGAAAAAAAGAAGCTATCTGGCTTAGAAAAGAAGAGAAAATCAATAAGAAAATTAGCTACTGAGGCTAATAGTGTTAAGCAATTAGCTTATGCAATATCAACTAAAATAAAACGAGAGGGTATTAAGCCATCTAAATACTTTGACAATGCTTTAAGGTTATTTAATTCAGCTAAATTTAAAAGTGATTTAGCAGAAGCAGTAGGCTTTGAGGTGCAAGTAGTAATTAAAAATTCATGGGAAAATAAATAAATATGCCATCAATATTACAAGGAAATTACACAGTAGGGCAAATGAGGTCATTATACAGACCTTTAATTCATGCTTTTGGAGAGAATACAGTTACTCCTTTACCTTATTCTTATAACAGATTTATATTTGATATTTATATCAACGGAGTAATGGTTTTAAGAGAGTTTAAAGCTATTACTTTTGATGCTACAATCTATGCTTATATAGACGTATCTCCTATTATAAAAAACTACATTTCATCAACTATAAGCACTTCATACCCAGCGTTTATACAATATCAAGTTAAATGTGGGGTTGAGGACTTAAGTGGGAATATAACTACAAACGTAGCTACAGATACTTCAATAGCTTGGTATGGTTACCCATCGTTTAGTAATGACTCTTTATTAACTGATTTAGGGTTGGTTTCTTATGCTGGTGCAGCTCCTTTGTATTTAAGTACAAATAGGTATAGAGTAATTAATTCTTATGGGAATTACTCGGTTTATGTTCCTATATTCAAATCTCAAACCTATGTAGGAGGTACAGTTAATTTTGGTACAATAGCAAGTCCAAGTACTTATACATTTAATGACTCTTTAAATGCTGTAGGTGTTTACAATGCTAAATTAACAAGCTCAATATTATTTGGAGATGCAAGTAAAGTATTATTTGATGTTGATGGCGATGCTTTCAATAATGTACTTAATAATACTACAGTAAATGTAAACTTCAATTGCACAAAGAATAATCCAGTAATGATACACTTTCTAAACTCAATGGGTGGGTTTGAGAGCTTCTTATTCTCTGGCGTTAATCGTGTAAATACAAACATAGAGCGTAATGCTATAAATAAATTAGGATTAACTACTACTTTGACTGCAAGTGGTTTAGATAGAGGGGTAAATATTAGCCGAGTAGCTAATTCAATAATAGCAGAGGGCAAAGTCAACTACAATAACACAATGACTCATAAAATGAGGTTAATAAGCGACTATGTTAGCGAAACTGACTTTTTATGGTTAAGAGAATTACTTGCTTCTCCTTTAGTTTATGCTCAAATAGATAACAATACAACCATGATACCTGTTACAATTGAAACAAGCGATTGGGCAGAGAAAAAACAAGGGGCTGACAAGATATTCAATTTAGAAATAGATATACTTTTAGGAACACAATCAAGCCAATTAAGATAATGGTTACACAAATATTTGTAGAGGGTTTTGAGTTAGATTTAACAGATGATATAGCTTGTGAATTAAGCTATGTTATAGATGATGTAAAGGACTTCGGAAGTAAGAATACGAGCTATTCAAAGACAATCGTAATACAAGGCACTCAAAGGAATAATAAGGTATTTAATCATATCTCCGAGCTTGGTAGATTTTTGGCTATTGAGAACTTAAATACTTCTGCTCCGAATGTAAATGAGAATTATACTGCAGCCATTGGAAGCAATTGCGTTATATTAGTAGATAATATTCAAATCTTTAAAGGCAAATTAAGAGTTTTAGAGGTTGTAAGATATGCTAATCATGTAGAATACGAGTGTGCAGTATTTGGTGAGTTAGGTGGCTTTTATTACGAGTTAAGCAAAGGCACAACAGATAGTATTTCAAATATTTCAAATGGCGTTAGCTTATTAGAAAATCTTGATTTTACAGATTTAAACCATGATTGGAATTATACTAATATGGTTGCATCTTGGACAAATAGAAATACAAGTCCAGGCGTTGGGTACTTTTATCCTTTAATTGATTATGGGAAAGTAGCACAAACTTCAACAAGAAACCATTTTTATGATCAAGCATTAAGACCGGCAATATATGTAAAGGAATATATAGATAGAATATTCAGCTCGGTAGGCTATACTTATGACTGCTCATTCTTTGAGTCGGACTTTTTCAAGACCTTAATTATACCTAACAATGATGATAGATTAAAAGTACAAGTTTCTAATTTATTAGATTTAGGTAGTAATTATAGCACTACATTTAGTTCTTCTCCTTATACATTATTATGGTATACTGGTAGCTTTAGAGATTTTAATTCAATAGGAAGTGGGCAATATCAATATGTAGGAGCTAATCCGTTAGCAAACCTTAATTTTAATTTTGGTTTTGATATGCGATTTTCTCTTGGACCAGGCACTTATTCATTTGAGCTTTGGAAGAATGGTGCTTATCTACAAACTTTAGATAGCTTCAATACGAGTGGATTTCCTACTGGTCCTAACTTTAATTTTAGATACCTTAAAAACATATCTACAACGCTATCAATAGCAGTAAATGATATCTTTAAGGTTAATATTTTATATACTCCGTCTGGTGGTGGCAGTTTTAATGTAGGTTTGGACGTTTATATTAACTCTTGGACAATTGACTCTCCGGTTAAGGTATTAACTCAAGCATATATAGATGACACTATTGTAATGAAATATGCAGTACCTAAAAACATTAAAGTATCGGACTTCTTTACTTCAATACTTAAAATGTTTAATCTATATGTAATTGAGGACAAGTTTATTCCTAAAAGATTGATTATTACTCCATATATAGATTTTTATACAAATGAGGCTTTAGATTGGACTGATAAAATAGATAGAAGTCAAGAGATTAGATTAAAGCCTATGGGCGAATTGAATGCAAGAGTATTTAATTTTAAATTCAAGAATGATGATGCTTACTGGAATAAAACCTATAAAGAGAAATATAACGAGGGTTATATGGACTTTACCTATGATAGTGAGTATGAATATGCTAAAGACAAGGAAGATTTAGAAGTTATTTTTGCAAGTACTGTAAACTATGCTCCGGTTGGTGAGCCTAAAATAGTACCGGCTTTATATAAAGAGGGCAACTTTGCAGATGAGAGTATTACTTCAAGTAATATCCGTATCCTACAAACTAAAATGTTGACAGTTTCTCATTGGGATATTAGAGATAGCTCCGGTGGTAACTTACAAACCAATATACATCAATTCCCTTATGCTGGTATGTGGGAGCACCCAACTGTTCCAGATAATGGCACTTACTTTCAATCGTTAGGCTGGGCATCTCCAAAAGAGATTTATTACACGATTACCGGCACATCGGTAAACTATGGTTTATTCAATGCTTTCTGGAGTCCTTACTTTGCAGAAATTACTGATCCTAATAGTATTATCCTTACTGCTCACTTTTGGCTGACAATGATGGATATTAGAACATTAGATTTCAGTAAAAACATACTTATAGATGGAACTATATGGAGAATAAACAAAATTGACAATTATAATCCTTTATTAAGCGTACCTACAAAAGTAGAGTTATTAAAAGTAATAGATAACACTTTTGACTACAATCAATATGTAGCTGGTTATAAAGATAGATTGAATTTGGCTGGTGCATTCTACGAGGGCGAGGCTTGTTTGGTAAATAAAATAAATAATTTAGAACTTATATAAAATGGCAGAAAATATAGTAGGAATAAAAATTGAGGTTGGTGGCAAAGAGCAAGTTGTTAGCTCAATGGGAGAACTTCGCAAGGTCTTAAAAGATTTGAAGTTTGAGCAATTATCACTATCGGAGCAATTTGGTGCAACTTCGGAACAAGCTATCAATGCAGCTAAAAGAATAAAAGAATTAGAAGATAGAGTTAATCAAGCAAAAGAAGCTACAGACCAATTTGATCCTGGACAAAGATTTCAAGCATTTTCAACTGCAGCTTCACAATTAGCCGGAGCATTCGGTGCAGTTCAAGGGGCAATGGCTCTTGTTGGTATTGAAAGTGAAGATTTGCAAAAGCAACTTGTAAAAATACAAGGTGCAATGGCATTATCTCAAGGGTTGAATCAAATAGCAGATTTAGGAAAATCTTTTGATCAATTAAAGATTACTGCAGTTAATACTTTTAGAGTAATAAAAGCTGAAATTGGAGCTACTGGTATTGGAGCAGTAATATTAGGGATAAGTGCTGCAGTTGTTTTGCTTATTGAAAATTTTGATGAGCTTGGAGGCGTTACAGAAGATGTTACCAGAAAAAACAAAGCTTATGCAGACACTTTAGAAGAAACAAATACTGCAACAACAGATGCTATTAAAAATGTTAATAAAGTAAAAATAGCATTTGATGAAGCAAAAACTGGAGTAATTACAAAGAAAGATGCTTTAAATATATATAATGAAACTTTAGGAGATGCTTTAGGGAAAACTAATAGTTTAGAAGTTGCAGAAAAGAACTTAAATAGCAAAGCTCAAGCATTTATAACTGCTACAATGCTAAAAGCTCAAGCAAATGCAATGTATGCTCAATCTGCTAAATTACAAGCTGAAGCTCTAACTGCTGGACAAAAAGATAATGTTTCTTGGTGGGAAAAAAGTTTAGCTGCAGTAAATAGCTTTTTTACAAATGGTATTGTAACTTATAAAACTTCATTAGCATCTTATCAAGCCATTAACACTCAAGAGATTAGAGATGGTTTGAAAAAGCAAAGTGATATAGTACTTAAAGAGGCTGATAAATTAACAAACGAAGCTGAAAAAAAGCAAAAAGAAGCTGGTATAAAATTAGGTGTAAAGGCTGATGATAATACAGAAATTAAAAAAGAAAAAACAAAACAAGAAAAATTACAAGAATTATTAGATGAATATAAATTAAACAATAGAAGAAGAGATGCTGACCAATTAGTTGAGTTAGATAATCAATTAAAAGAAGAGATTGATGCAAATAAAAAAGCAAATGAGCAACAAGCTGCTGATGATGCAGCTGCAGCAACGGAGAGATTAAATATTCAAATAAGAACAGTAAAAATTCGTGAAGCATATAAGAAAAAAGAACACGATTTAGAAAAAGCAAGATTTGAAGAAAGTTTAAAATGGGCAACTACATATGCAGAATCAGCTAAAGGCTTATCCGATGCTTTATATGCTGCTAAATTAGAAGGTGTTGAAAAAGGAAGTAAGGAAGAGCAAGAGATATTAAAAAAGCAATTTGAAACTAACAAGAAAATACAAATAGCTCAAACGATTATAAGTGGATTGAATGGTGTTGTAAATGCTTTAGCTGCAAAATCTGTACTTCCAGAGCCATTTGGGGCAATAGCAAGAGGCGTAAATGCTACTATGATAGGAGCTACAACTGCTGCAACTGTATCTAAAATTGCTCAACAACAATTCGGTGGTACTACCGGAAGCATGAGCGTATCTGGTGGAGCTGGTGGCAATGCACCTATGACTCCAAGCGTACCTATACAACAAACTGTAACTCAATTAAATCAAGGCACAATAAACGCACTAGGAAACCAAGCTATAAAAGCATACGTTTTAGAAAGCGATGTAACAAATTCACAAAATAGAGTAACAAGAATACTTAATTCAAGTCGCTTTAAATAACATTTAAACTATTTACTATTATGAAATATGACTCAAACATTCCATTCTATTACTTGGATATATCAGCCGACTTCTACGATGACAGTGAGGTGGACTTCATCGCACTCGTTGATAAACCTGCAATTCAAAAGAATTTCTTAAAGTTTGCTGACTCATTTAGCGACTATCCGGAGAGTGTAAAGAATACTGCTCAAAAGGCTTTAGATTGGGCAGAGGAAAATGGTTGGGGGACTTGTGGCACTCCGGTAGGAAAAACAAGAGCTAATCAATTAGCAAGTGGAGAGCCAATCTCTTTAGATACTATACAAAGAATGTACTCTTATTTAAGCAGACACAAAGTAGATTTAGAAAGTTCTAAAAGCTACGAAGATGGTTGTGGCAAATTAATGTATGATGCTTGGGGTGGCGAAGCTGCTTTGACTTGGGCAGAGAACAAACTAACAAGCGTTCAAAAAATGAAATTCTCAATCAATGAAGATGAGCAAATCGTTTCTGGTCCTTTAATGTTAAGTGATACTCCAATTTATCGTTTTGATGCAAACGGAGAGTATTATGTGGTATTCAATGCAGCTACTATTCAAAAGATAGTACAAAAGTACTTCCAAAAGGGATATCAAGCAAACGTAAACTTAATGCACGATCCTACTCAAATCGTAGATGGCGTTACTTTATTTGAGAGCTTTATTACTTCAAAGAAAAGAGGCATACAACCAATGGTCGGATTTGAAGATGCACCAGAGGGTAGTTGGTTTGGTAGCTTCAAAGTAGATAATCCAGAAGTATGGGCTTCTATTAAAAACGGAGATTTTAAAGGTTTCTCGGTTGAGGGTTTATTTAAGTATAAAAGACCAGAAGAAATGAAAGCCGAGCAAATAAAAGCTCAAATTAAAAACTTACTTGACCAAGTTAAGTTGCACTAAAATTATTGTTCACTAATTAAAATAAAATATATCATGCACCCAATTGATTTCGTAAACAAAGTAAAAGAGCTATTTAATGATGCTCCAATTGCTACAGAAAGTCAAGTTGAGTTTGTAGAGTACACATTAGAAGATGGTACTACAATCAACGTAGATAAGTATGAAGTAGGTGGTATTGTTACTTTAGCTGATGGAACTTTTGCACCTATGGGAGAGCATATTTTAGCAGACAAAACCATTATTGTCTTAGATGAGAATGGTATGATTGTTGAAATTAAAACTCCAGAGGTAGAAGAAGAAATGCCGGAAGTAGATGCCGAGCAAGAATTAAAAGAAAAGATTGCTAAACTTGAAGAAGAATTAGCAGCTACTAAAGGTCAATTTGAAGAGCAATCTGCAAAATTGGTAAGCCAAGAGGAAAATGCTTTAGCAATGTACTCTAAATTTGAAGCAGCTATTAAAGATTTAGCTTCTGCAATTGAGGGTTTAGCTACAACTGCAACTGCTGATCCAATTGATGCTCCAAGTGGCTTTCAAAAAATTGAAAAGAAAAACGAAAAAATCAATCGTTTTTTAGAAATGGCTAAAAAAGTAAAATAATCAAATAACAATTTAAAATTAAGAAAAATGGCGTTTAACGTAAGTGCTTTATCAAACTACACTATTGAAAATCAAGATTTATTAGTGTCTGCTGCTGTATTAGGAGCAAAAACTGCTACTTTGATTAAAAATCAAGGTAACGTAATGGTAGGTGTAAAATCTGCTGAAAAAATTAACATCATGGATACTGATGCAGTATTCCAAGCTGGTGGAACTTGTGGCTTCAATGCTTCTGGTACTACTACTTTCACTCAAAGAACTGTAACTATTGGTAAAATCAAAGTTAACGAAGCTCTTTGTATCAAATCTTTAGAAACTAAATATCTTCAAAAAGCTTTACCTGCAGGATCAATGTATACTGAAATGGTTTATGCTGAAGATTATTCTAACTTAAAAGCTGCTAAAATTGCTGCTCAATTAGAAACTGCTATCTGGCAAGGAGAT